AGATATGTTATTTGACCATCCAATCTTTCCGCAAGATACTCTAATTGCTGAATCTCACCATATGTTAATGCAGTCATCTACCTCTTCCACTATGTTGTTGATGGCCACCCGATTTAATATTAGTCTGGCTTGGTGGTCCTCCCTTTGACCCATTATTACCTTTCGGTTTCTTTCCTTTACCTGGTTTCTTGTCTCCCATTAGTTTTTCTCCTTTTTATGTTTTGATTCTAACTCATTTATCTTATCTTGCCAATACTCTTTGTCATCCCCTGTAATCCATGGGTTACGCACCATTACATAAGCATGTTGTAACCAATGATCACTGCTCCAATCTTTGCGAGGTTGATATTTGTATTGTTTTACGTTAATCGGCCTCATTCAATTCAAAACTCCAATCTTCTATGACAGTATTTGCAAGTAATCTATCACTTAGAGTATATAGTTCTTTAATAGCATACTCTTTATCAGGTGCTTCAAACCAAAGATCAATAACCTTACCTATTCTCAATTTATCAATATCTAAATCAGAAAGTCTTTTACAGGCACCCTTAACAGCATTGCCAGGAGAGTCATCGACCTGAGATCTTAAACGAATAAAAACCTTTGCTTCAAATTTCATAATTATCTAAAGGGTAAATTGATTTAATATGTTGCTCTAATCTCCATATAAGATTATCTTTATCCTCATATTCAGGCATTTGCCTTACTAAAAATAAAAATAATTTCCATTCTGTTTTATTAAAAATCATTTCTTACTCCTTTTCTGAGTGATTTTCATAGGTTTAAAAAAACAATAAGTCCCCTAATAAACATTCCCACAAAAAGAGCATAGTAAGTGAACATAATAGTCATACCAATCTTATTATGATAAGACCCTCTCTTATATTTTACTTCATATCCAGGGGGAGTAGAGTCCCACCCCTCAACCATATATTCACTAGGATCAATTTTTTTCATTTTTTCTTCTGAGATTCCTGTTGTTCTTTAATCCATGATTGACCCATACGTATTGATTCTAGTCTAGCAGATTCAAACTCTTTTGCCCAATCAGGTTCATTTTTCCAATCCTCCTCATACTCTTCTGGTATATAATTAAAACCAACCCATCTAACCCTTCGTCCTCTCCAATCTCTCCTCTCTTGTATTTTTAGAGAGGTATCTAATTGAGAAGCAACCCATTCTAAAGCCCTTTTTTGATATGGTTTCATTTTACTACATGCTCCCATGCAACTTTATATTTCCTGTCCCAATTATCAGTATAAACAGGCATGAAAGCATTAAGTGCAAGCGTAAGGTCTACAATTTCATTAGTCCTACCATTGTCTACTGCCTCTTGTAGTTGTTCCAGCATAAAATTAAATGTAGTGATCTCTGAAAATGCGACCTCTACATCATTCATCACCTTCCAAGTTTCATTCATTTCAGTCATTTTTGATTCTCCTTAACACATAGGGGAGGGAGCATAATTATTATGCCACAGTTCTCACCATGAGAGAAGTGCTGCAAGTTTTTCATGTCGGTGATTCCTCTTCACTAACTCCATCCAACATACGCAATGCTGTTTCAACCTTTTCAGTAATTGAAGCATGTCTACGCATGTCTCCGCCCATAAACATCTTATCCTTTGTCATATCCATACAAAGTTTAAGTTGCATTAATTCCAAATAATCAAAGTCAATCATTTAAATTCACACTCCACCATAATTTCAGTTAAACAAGCAAGCAGATTTATTTCTTGATCCGCCACAAAAGCGATCTGATACTGATACTTAGCAAGAATAAGCACGGCAGCAGGAATACTAGAAGGAACAAGGGATGTATAAAGAGAATCGTAGATACGACGCAATAAAACAGCAGGATCATTGTCCAGGTTATCGACACACCATTTACGTACTTCCGGAAAGTTCTTTTCTTTGAGGTTTTTAAGGAGATCATTGACCTTTACATCGCTAAAGTGTGCAAGAATACCACTATCTATTTTACCACTAACAGAATATCTCTGACATTCATTTAAAACTCTTCTCCAATCTGGAAAATGTTTATTGATTAATTCTGCCAGGACCTTCTTGTCAGCTTCGCACCTCTCTTGGTCCAAGATAAAGTTAAGTCTGGTGAAGAAAGCAGCCGCAATCTCTTGCTTCTGCTTGCCTTTAATGCCAAACTCGACCACAGCACACCTGGAATGGAGCGGTTCGATGATTTTATTTTTATAATTACAGGTGAAGATAAACCTACAGTTGCGCGAAAACTCCTCAATCGATGCCCTAAGCAATAATTGTACATCTGGCGTAGTGTTGTCTGCTTCGTCGATGATAATGACTTTATGTCTGGCATCTGATGACAGGGATACTGTTGAGGCAAAGTTTTTTGCGTTATTTCTGACGGTATCAAGGAACCGTCCTTCGTCGGATCCGTTGATGACATAAACATCTACTCCAAGTTCAGCACATAATGCCTTTGCTACTGTAGTCTTACCACACCCAGCAGGTCCAGAAAGAAGTAGATTAGGCACTTCACCTTTATTTAGAAAATCCTTAAAGGTTTTCTTTATATTCTCTGGGAGGATACACTCTTCAATTGTCTTGGGTCGATATTTCTCAACCCAAAGGAATTCATCCCTCATATCTTAAATTCCAATAATATGGTGCAAGGACCTGAGTATTATAGCACCCTTTTTTAGGTTCAATACCCCGTTCCAAATTCAATTCTTGTAGCATTCCCCATCCATTATGTTTATCGCTCCATATTAAAACCTCAACAGTTTCCTCACCTTCTTCTAATAGTCGGACAGCTTCATCTTGTGCTTCTGTCCAACTATCGAATTCTACATCTTCGACTTTGTATCGTGACATAATTATTCAAATGTAGAGTCTGGTTCCAATGCAATGTAATACGTTAACTCATGATTCTTACTAGTAAATCGTGATAGAAGTTTCTGTGATACGACAACTCCATAAGTTCCTGGAAGAATCTTAATATTCTCTACCTTAAAGTTAAAGGCAAACTCAGATTCTGTTTCACCAACAACAATAGAGAAATCATTTGATGTATCATTCTTCTTATCACGAACAAGAAGTTTTACAACACCATTCTCACCAACCACAGAAAGATCTGGTAGTTGATAAATTGCTGCTGCCTTAAGAAGTTTATCTAATTGATCTGTACTCAACTCAAAAGATACATCCTCACTTGGAAGACTAATTTCTTTATCTGGAGGTGTGACAATAACATTAGGATCAGCAAAGAAATACTTAGAACGCATCTTGCCTTCCTTAATCACCACATAATTGTCTGCCTCAAAATTGAGTTCTGGGCTATGGTGAAGACCCATTCCATTTAGAAATTGAGTAAGATCATAGATACCAAAATCCTTAGGGAATTCCTCTGCGATTGTTACCTCAGCAAGAATATTCTTCATTACTGAAATAGTTCTCAATTTGTTTCCTTGCTTAAAAAGGATTGACTGATTAATAGTCGAAAAGTTTTTAAGTACTGAAAGTGTGTTGTCAGAAAGTTTCATAACCACGGGACGGAGTTTCATTGTTTGTGTTGCCACTGAAATAGTATAACAGAAGGCAGTAGTGCATTGCTTTTAGTATATCACGCTTTGCTTGTCCTTTCTTATCATACCGACTCAAATACTTAAGTGCATTGGAACGGCAGAAGGACTCAGCATCACCTACCGAATGAATAAGGTCCAGTGTTTGTACATCTGAACTATCATTTGTATAATGTCCCTGATAGGTGGAAGAGACATAATCCTTAAGATCTTTAATACCTACATCTTCTTGATATTTTTTACTTAATGTGCTTTTTAAATTTGGTGTTGGCTTCCTATGACTAAGATCTGGAACAAAAGGATCAACACCAATACTACCTAATGTAGGATAGGGATCACCACTACCAGTAAAATAAATGTGATCATCACCAGCACCACCAGGAACTCTAGATCCTGTAAAGGCAATTGTATCATTACTCTTACTATCTCCAAAGCAAATAGTATCTGGAGAAGCATTGGGATTTCCAGTCATACTAAACCCATCTTCACCCCAATCATAAGAAGTATTACGATCATGGTCATACCAATATTTTGTTTCACTC